TGAACAAACGAACGTTTATGCTTGGAGAAGTGATTGGCATTCTCATCTTCATTTTCCCATCTTAGAAAAATTATGTGAGGAATTGAAATCTTATCTTGCTGAAATTATTAAAGAGGAAAAGGTACAGGATACCTCTGAAATAGAGGTGGTGGATTGCTGGATAAATAAATATAAAAAAAATGATTTTGCTGTTCCTCATCGTCATGGGAATGATGAATGGGTTAGTGTTTATTTTATGAAAATTCCTAAAGACAGTAAATCTATATTTCGTGTTCATAATCCCTTAGGTCATACTTACAAGAGTGGACTCACTGAAAACTTTGCCACTCTTGATATAAACGCTACGGAAGGATCTATAATAATAATGTCAGGAGCCATGAGACATGAAGTTACTCCTAACATGAGTGAAAAAGAAAGAGTAACGATTGCCATGAATTTTAGAATGTTTAATAAATTTCCTTTCAGAACCAAAGAAAAATAGAATAGTGTTATCTAAAAAAATAAAATTTATCGCTATAACGAAAGAAATGATTGAGGTATGGCCTCATCCTCAGCCTGCTTCTCATTTTATTCCTGAGGAATATAAAAAACTAGAACGATTTGTGGATAAGGATTTACATAAGGCAACTCTTAAAACGTGCATACCTTTTCTCGATGCAATGACGGCTGGCTATATTATTCCTTTTGATCAAGATTATATAGCAGACCCCTTAGAAAAAGATTTTAGTGTAACACCCTCTAATCGGGAAGCAGGTGAAGTCGACTATCATAATAATATTCAAATACCAAAAGAGTGGCATACCACCACAGGAGAATGCGCCGGAAAATTCATAAATAAATGGCTCATTAAAACGCCACCAGGTTATAGTTGTCTTTTTACTCACCCAATGAATAGATTAAAAGAACAACGCTATAAGATCATAGATGGAATTGTAGACACGGACACTTACATTAATGTAATTAATTTTCCATTTATTATGCTTGAAAAAGAGAAACAATTTTTAATCAAGAAAGGGGATCCTATGGTTCAAGTTATTCCTTTTAAAAGAGAGTCATGGAAAATGTGGTCTGGTTTTGTTTTTGAAAAACTTCACAGCTCTACTATAAATTTATTGCGGAGTGAATGGGTGGATAAATATAAAAAAATGTTCTGGAGTAAAAAAAGTTTTAAATGATACCTATTCAAGACTACATTAAATGCTATAAAAATATAATAGATCCTGAAGTATGCAAAAAAATAATTAGAAAGGATAATCGTGGATTTGATGCCGCTACTGTAAAGGGAGGGATAGTAAGTGACTATCGGAAATGTTATTCTAAGAAATTAAAAAAAGAATTTGATTCTATCATCTATCAAAGTATTGGTAAAATTTTAAAACTTTATGAAAAAGATTTTAAATATTTTATGACGGGATTAACTTGTGAAGATACGGGCTATCAACATTTATTATATAAAGGATCAGAAAAAGGAGAATACAAAGAACATATAGATCATTTTGATTTGTATCCTCGTGTACTAAGTTGTTCTATTATCTTAAATGATAATTATGATGGAGGAGATTTTTCTTTTTTTGAAGGAGAATATGTTATTTCCAAAAAAACAAGCACCGCTATAGTATTTCCCAGCAATTTTTGTTTTCCTCATGCAGTGACTCCTGTTACTAGGGGAAATCGTCATGCAATTATTACTTGGATTCATTAATAATATAGAAATGAAAATCAAAATCTTTGATAATTTTTTAAAGGAGACTGAGTTAAGTTATATTAATAATTTTACTAATAATAAAAAATGGGTAATTCAAATTAGCTCTAAAGATGGAGATTTAGAATTTTTATATCTTGATGTTTTACATGAAAAATTTTTTAATTCATATCTTTTTAATGAAATTAAAAAGAAATTGGACCATGAGTATGTTTTAGAAAAAATTTATTTTAATGGACAATGGCCAGGAAGGGATGGATCGTTTCATAAGGATCCGTGTAAATTGACTGCCTTATTTTATGTTAACCCTTACAATCCAGAATGGGGAGGATTTACTCAATTCCTCATATCACCAACAGAACAATATATTATTCCTCCAATTCAAAATCGATTAATTACTTTTCCTGGAGATATCGCTCATAAAGCCTATTCATACTCTAATCAAAATTGTCCAATGAGAATAAGTCTAGCCTATAAACTTCTATGAAAAATGAAATATTTTATGATTAACTATAATTAGGATCGTAATCAACCCAAGTTTTATCCCAAGAGAAAGTAGAAGGATCTTCACCACCATCAATATGAGCAGTATAAGCGTCATCTTTAGCCGTGTCATGATCCGATATAGCCGTTTCGATTTGACCTTTTCTTGTTTCACCCCAAGTAAGAAGATCCGCTATAGTTGTTAATCCAACAGCGTCGGAAGTAGCAGTTAAGTCAGTATTGCCTGTCATATTTCCTGTGACAGCATCTTTATTTTGAATCTCATTTTGACCTGGTAAAGCATTCCAAATGACATAATGAATTGTATCTGGAAGAGAAGGCATAGCATTTCCTTTATCAGCCCAGTTAATATGGAATATGTCATCTATTTTAATTCCACTTCCATTTCCTATTACAATATGTGTTGCCATAATTTCCCTTAGTGTTTTATAATATATTGTACCACCACAAATGGTGAAAAAGTATTTGTTCCTGCAGCTGTTACAGCTCCTGTCAAGGCAGTCGTTATATTTCCTGTTAATGTTCCTGCTAAAGTATGAGAGTGAGTATGTCCTGTTCCTGATCCTGCCGATCCTGTAGGAGTGCCTTGTTGGGGATATGCACGACCTCCAGTTTGCAAACCAAGAGTATTTTGAGGGGAGAAAGATCCACCATGTGCGTGGGCAGCTAATTGAGCCTCGGTAAGGGAAGTATTATCAATAGATCCTGTCACCGTTACAGCCTGATTAGTTGTATTAGTTGCTGCTTGATTGTTCGTCACGGCTACCGTTACAGTGTTCGCGCCTCCCGTTCCAGCCATATTATAAGTACTTCCATCATATCCCTGAGGCATTTTTCCTTCAAGATCGGGAACATTGAAAGTTGTTGATCCATTTCCTGCTCCATAAGTCGTGGAAATTACAGCAAATAAATCAGCGTAAGTAGTTCTGGAAACAGCCGTTCCATCGCATAGTAAATATCCGACAGGAGCTGTTGCTTTGCCCCAGGGCTTAATCGCCCCTACTTCACTTCTGTTTGTAAAATCCTGTAAATTAGTCATTGTACTTTAATCTCCATCCATAATCACTTGTACTATATACCAATGCAATAGCTGCACTGTCAGTAGAAATCGTCATATCCGCCGCTGACCCTTGAATCTTTTCCGAATTTCTTGCTACTGTAATATTATTAGTAGCCGCATTTCCTAAATCAATAATCTTTACTTGATCCCCCACGCTTGGAGAAGCAGGTAAAGTGTATGTACGCGCGGCAGCGTGTGTATTAGCTAGAACATTCTGTCCTGCTGTTAATGTCACATTGGCTGTTACAGCCCACGTTTCATCCAAACCAGCTAGAGATAAGATGTCATACCAATCAGTACCGTCCGTTGAAACAAGACGGTATTTTCCGTTTGTAATGGTAAGCGTGTTTCCTGTAGCTCCTAATCTTGCTGAAATGTCGGCTCCACCACCGATATTATTATAAATTCCATATGTTTTTTGTGTCGCTGGGAATTGAATAGTATGAGTCGTGGAAACGGTTCCTGTGAAAACTAATTGATTTTGTCTTGCCTGATTATTGGCTGCGGTATCGGGTCCATCGGCATTCGTCAAAGTGGTAGATGTCCCTGTGGTAATCGCGGGAACGGCGTAAACGCCTGCAATGGCGAATTCAAAAACCTGAGAAAAGTTATTATTGGTAATGGTTCCCCATGTACCTGAATTTTCCCCTGTTACTTGTAATTCCGTCCTAAGACCCGTTGAATACGTTACCATTTATTCTCCTAATATCTTTTTTTAATGATTTTATGCAGCCTTGTCAACTTCTACCCAAACGGCTGTTTGCGAGTCATCCACTTCTTGCCAAAAGGTGCCTCGTAATGTTCCTGTACTACTTGTAACAGAATCGCCTGTGACTGTAAAGACAACATCTGTGCTAATATTCAAGATTCCTAGGCTTGAAGTTAATAAATTTCCCGTCGCTGCGTAACTAGATTCTTGCCCTGCATCACCAATAGCACTTGTCATAGCTTGGCCAGTAACGGTTATATCAAAATCAGCCGTTGCCGTTGCATCCCCTACTGTTGAAGTTAAGTCATTTCCATCGGCATCCACATCAGCGTTACCAGTGACCGTTTCATCCCCTAGAGAGGAAGTCAGGCCTGCCGCTGTCAAAGTAACATTACAGTCCGCTGTAATGGTAGAGGATCCCAAGGATCCCGTTAATAATGTTCCCGCAGGCTCTACTGTGGGACTAATTTCTATTCCTACATCTCCCGTAGTCGCATCAAGCTCGGGTTCTGAAGTCGCGACAATGGTTATTTCCGCTCCCGCAGTGATTGAGTATGTTCCAATACTTGTTGCTGCCTGGACTCCTGATGGGAAGGCAAAAGGAATCATAGCTCCTGCGGTGGATGTCGTGCTCTGTCCTGTTACTGTAATATCAACATCGGCACTCGCAACCGCGTCACCTGTGCTAGATGTCACACTAGCTCCTGTTAAAGCGTATTCACTTTCTAAAGTTCCCCACAGATTATCTCCCCAACCAATCTCAGTTCCAGTTCCTTGATTATAACCTCGACCCCATCCTGATTGGTAGGCAGTGTGTACACTTTCCTCTCCTAAAGAGGAAGTAAGTCCAGCAGCCGTAGGACTGACATCCGCATTAGCGGCAGTTGTTACATCATTAGTATTGGAAGTGAGTGGATTGCCTGTGACAGTAACGATGGCCAATCCTGTAGCGACAATATCGCCAGCAGTAGACGTACCATAGACGCCGGAAAGCGTGATGTTGCAATCACCCGTAATAGAAGCGGGCGCTGCGGTACTCGACGTAAGGCCGTCACCTGTCGCGGCAACGGGTGCGTATTCTCCCCACGCGCCACTGCCCCAAGTCTCTCGGCCCCATCCTTGTAGAGAGGCCATGATTTATTCTCCTATGCGATCCTTAAAATTGCAGCAGTCGCTTCAGCCGCAGG